AGTTCCAGCGAATCTTTAGTCCACCCTTGCCTACCGTCCAGTAGCGACGAAGCTTCTCGGCGTTTCCACGGTTACGGTCTGCGCCGCCTGCGGCTGTCATCACCATGATGTTTCCGTCTGGTCCCCATAAAACTGTTAGGAACGCGGAGTCACGTCCGACGCTTGCAACTACAGGCTCGATTCCGTCAACCTGTTTAATTACACTTACTAGTGTCTCTCCGTCAAGAGGAACTACAGGTGGAGGAGTTGGAGAGCTGATGTCCGCTAGAACTGCCTCCTCGCGCATCCACTTTCCATCCTTGCGGATGTACGTCATCGGGCTTGTTGACGTAGAGCTTGCAGGTACAAGTGAGACTAGGTCAAGAACCGCGCTTGGGTCGTCCTGCGAGACGATGGCAAAGAACAACGGTTGAACGTCGCTGTTCTCCGGTGTCATCTCGTGAGATTGCCCAGGCTTCTTTGGCTTTACGGCTTGCTCTGTGATCTTTTTAGCAGGAGCCTCAGCTGCCGATGTGATCGGTTGGAAGTAAATCTTGTTTGGGTAGTAGTACTTACCGTCTGATCCCTTTACCTTCTTGTTGAGAAAGTTCTTAAGAAGAGGATGCTGGTACGCATCATAGATCATCTTTGTTCCTGTAAGCTTTTCAAGCTCTACTACGAAATCTGGTTTTTCATAGTTAGGAATCTGTCCAGGTCCGGTAATAAGTTTAGGTCCTGATGAGGGAGTCTCCTTGTTCGCGTCAAACGCCTTGCGCTGGTCGCTTACGAATCCAGGGAAGTCTCTAATAACTTGCCCCATGTCGTCAGGTGTAAGCGCCGGAAGAGTTCCGGGAATCTTTGCACCGGGACGGTCGATAGGAACACGTGGTTCTCCAAGAATTCCTGACGTGTTAAGAGGACTTACAAAATCTGGATTTTCTTGTTTTCTTTCTGCTGTGTCTTCAGGTTGTGTTGCGATGGCAGGAACATCAACTACACTTCCGCTGTCAAGACGCACGCGAACGTTTTGGCGCGCAGGATCGAGCGCGATGATGTTTCCTGAACCCTTTGCCGTGTCTCCTCCGATAACCACGCGGGAACCGACTGTTGCAAAACGTCCCGTCTTATCACGAACCTGCTTGTCAGCCTTAGCCGAGCGTTCCGCGGGGGTATAGTTTCCGTCCTGGTTTGTAGCAGGTGTAGAGGCTGCGGTAACGACTCTATCGAGAAGCTCGTAGTCAAGCTCTGACGCGGCGTTGAGAATCATCTCTGCCTCGTCGTAGTTAATATCAAATAGTGATACAGTGGTATATGGATCTTCCTGGAAGCAAGCTGATAGGAACAACGCCGATTCCGCGTCAATTTCCACGTGGGTTTTTTCAACTATGTCGGTATTATCATCAAGTGCTAGGTCATAGCTTGCGAGGTCACTGTCAACTCCAACAAGGTCCTGCCAGTAGCCTGCGTCCCACACCGATACGTTATAAGCCTCGTCAATTTTGTAGAGACGATCAATTCCTGATCCGTCCATACGCACGCGGGCAATAAATTCAACTGCTCCGTTATCGGTTGAAGATGCATCCTTAAACGCATCTACGTCAGCGTCGTAGTGTGTGTCAACCGCGTAGTTATAGATGTCATCCTCGTACGCCGCATCGGCAAATCCATCAGCTCTTAAGGCTTTTTTGTTTTCGCGTTCAACGATTGCCTGTGCCCAGCGCCACGCGGTGTCGCCACCCCAGAGAGCCCACGCGATACGCCCGCGAGATGGAAAACCTTTCTCACCCGGTTGGTAGCCTTCCGCCTTCTTATCGATCTCATGACGAGGAAAATACTTAGCAATATGACGAACTTTTTCAATTCCAATTTGACCACCTTTTGCAAGTGTACGCGCTGAGTTAACACCGACGGGAGTTCCACCACGATTATATTCCTTGCGCCACTCTAGTCCGCGCTTAGCTTCCTCCTGAGCACCTTTAGGAATGGTATACATGCGACCGGCGGCTGCGATTACACTTACGTCTAATGATGTTAATGCAGCCTGCGCCAGTTCTCCAACAGACTCGTTGAACTCTACGGCAGAGTCGTCCCACGCGGCAGAGGCGATGAGAGAAGATAAAGTACCGGAGTCAACAACAAGATTTTCATTAACGTCGATAACAACGCCGTTAGACTGGTCAGAGAAAAGAATCCGCGAGCCGTTCTTTCCTACGATATCCATTTACTTGTTTCCTGTCTCGTCGGTCACGGGTCCACCTGATACCCATGCGTTACATGTGCGTGCTGCGGCGCACTTAAAATCAAATGCCTCGCAATATCCTAAATCACCTGCGGCAATGACGTCCCAGGAGTTTTGTTCATTTTCATCACCTGGAGTTAATCCATCGGCGATGCACTGATTCATCTTTGATGTCTGAATAAACATTACACAGTTTCCACAAAGGCTACCCTTAGCTTCATCAGGTGTAATCTTCCAGCGGTCTGCCTTGTCCTGCCAGAACTCTTCGTTTGGTTCTTCTGGGTTAAGCGGTCCGTAACCTGCAGTGTCAATTGCCTTTTGACGATTCTCTAGGTTAATCGCAATGTCCTGCGTTGCAGGTGGACACGGTGCGTCAACTGCCGCTGTTAAAGCTTCCTCTGTAATGTCGTCAAACACTAGGAAGCCGACAGGGCCATCAGCCTCCTGTCCGTCCATGTAGTCAAGCAACCAGGCATTAGGTCCGTTTGGATCTACTCCGCCGAGAGCTGCAAATATAAGTTCGGTCATACCTGACGCGGTAATTTCCTGGTCAGGATCATCACTCTCGAGCTGTGCATATAACTCCGGATAATCATATAGTACCTGGTCAATGTCGTCGGAGGCTACTGCAAGACTTCTGTTCTTATCAACTCCGTTGTGATTTTCCATGTCTTTCTCGAGATGAAGTTTTTCACTCTTAATTGCCATCTTCTCGCTAAGCTCCTCGAAAGGACTGGAGAAGTAGAACTGGCCGAGACCCGCGGTTGATATAGCTAGATAGTCATCTACTGTTAGGTTCTTTGTGTCTCCGCCGAGTCTTTCGATAAGCATCTTAGAGCGCTTCTTAGAATCAAACATTACCTTCTTTGGATCCGCAAAGACGTAGCTAAAACCCTTGTCTGTTGCCACGATTGAAAAGGTGTGTCTGTTGGACACCATGTCGTACGCGCGAATTATCTTTATCATTGTGTCGTCTCCTATGTCCAGTATCCAGGTTTAAGAATATCCATCATGTCAGGTAACATTTCTCCGTTAGGAGCAAGAAGCATATCAAGACGGCTGTTGATTACCTCGCGGTAGTTATCTATACTTCCCCACTCCTTCTCGATGAGTGCAAGCTCCGCGCCCGTAGGAAGAAGACTTTCGTTCTTTAGCTCACCGCGGAGGCGATCAGCCTGATTTCTAAAGATCGCGAGAAGCTCGTCTTGACTCATTCTCTTTGTAAGAACGGGCATTGTTCTGTTGTAGATATTATCATTTCCTCCCGGATCAAGAACATCCTCAAAATTAAAGTTTGTTTCCGTATTGCGACCTAGGCCTGCTACCGAGTGGTCGATAGGGAGTAGACGAAGTTTACGGCTATCCGAAGCGTCGACCGCAATAAGTACGTTACCGTTGTGTCGATCCGTGTTGTCGATGAGTAGATCTAACAGGACAATACGTATAGCATCCTCTGGAGACGCAAGGTGATCTACGAACTCTTCTCTCGTGTCAAAGCGAAGAAGTGTGTCGTCCGAGGAGATAATAGCGCCGTCGCTAAAGACCTGGTATGCATTCTGAGGATTTCCATACAGCCCTATTGCCGCTCCGGCTTGCTGCATTATTACAATCTTTTCGTTATTGTCGTTTCCACGAGTTTCATATCCTCCGCGTAAGCCGAGCCCACGGGCAAGTACTCCCGCCTCGACTTCGGCTCGCACCGGGTTAATATTGTATTCATCAGAATAACGATCTTCCTTGAGATAAAATACCTGTCCGGAGTCATTATGTGTGACAAGATACGATGTGTTGTATCCTGACTCATAAAGTCCTAGTTCTCGAACTGTAAATCCTGGAATGTTATTTGTTTCAATCTGTGTAAGCGTAGCCGAGATAAGATCCTTACCTACACCGAAGTCCTTAGGTAATGCGTTCGGGTGATCAGCAGCGTACTCCGCGTCAAGAACACGGCGAAGCTGCAGTATGTCGTTAAAAGGTACCTGACGATCTTCTTTTTTCTTAAGAAGTTCTGTACTAATAAATCTGTTTAGAGCTGCCTTAGCGGCCGGAGCAAGAACAGCCATCGACCTGTTGTTTGTAAACACATCTCGGATGTCCTCAAGATATGGTTGAAGTTCAACGTTGTTGTTTTGGAATTCGTTGCTGTTAACCGTAAGCGAGAACTCGCGGGAGACGCCGGCCTTGTTTTCCTTTGCCTCTAGTCGCTTGCGAGCTGCACGCATCTGGTCGTAGTTTAGAGCTTGGATCTGTTCCTTTGCCTTAGGGTCAAGACGCTTAACACCTTCCCAGCTGGTGCTAATCATGTGTGTTTGGCCGATCCACTCTTTTGCTCCTGGGTACCAACCGACAAGCGCGATCTCAAGAGGAGTAGGCACCTTATTAAGATCAACTGTTCCACCTGTTTTAGCATCATTAAACTTCTTAAGAAGATAGTCTATGTTACTACGCTCTACGTCGGAACTTGCCATGCGGCGTAGCCGATTGAGAGAGTATGTAAGTTGAGACTCTGCTCTTTCTGGACCATCCCAGTTAAATCCGTTTAGCGCCCAGACAAAACCACCCTGCCAGCGCTGACCACCAGCAGCATACACATGAATTTCACGAACTCCGTTGGCGATATACCAGTCTTCCATAAACCTGTTGTAGGCCGTAGCAAAACCAGACTTCTTGTCTTGTTTCTTTGGTATGCTAATAGAGTTGTTTTTTACCGACCAGTACGATGTCCCGTCTGCGTTAAACTTAAGTGTAATAGTTCTACCACCTGTACCGACAGTTGATCCATTTTTGTCACGTATACTGAACGCTTGGTCTAGTGATATACCTTTCTTACCACCTCTAATTTCCTCTATAGATCCGCTGACGTACGCACGAGTTCCGCCCTGCTCTATCGAGTACTCGTTTCTACCGAAGGTTACTCCTTCACGCATACCAAATGCGTCAGTCACCATAAAATCAAATCTCTCGGCAGCTATAGTGTAATCTTCCTGCTTCTGATCTCTTTCAGGACCGTTTGCCGCTTCTCTAACCTCAAGTTTTAGAACTTCTAGATCGTAGGCAGCCTGTCTAATATTTTCTAGTGTTACACGCTCTCTTCCGGCGCGCGCGATCTCACCCGCGCGCTCACCCCACTGCGCGAAGTCTGTCTGTCGAGCGTTAGGATTCGCGAGATCGGCAAGTGCCTCTGGTAGTACTCCCAGCGAGTTAACTCCACGGATACTACCGTCTGTTGCAATAGCTCCTGTGCTTGGATTTTCTGCGTCAAGACGTGATGAAACATCAGGAAGTGGACGCGGACGTTCAGGTACCTGATCTACAGGAGCTACTCTCTGTGCGTTCTCGTCTGTAACACGCACCTTTAAAGCAGAGCGAACGGCGATACGTCCATCGTCAAAGAGAACACGAACGTAAGGAATACGATCACCCGAGCGTGAATCAATGTTTTGCACGGCAATAACTGTTCCTGTTGCACCGTCACGCGAGGCGCGGATACGACTTCCGTAGCCCATCACCTTGCCGCTAACGTCTAGCGTCGTGTTGTCCGGGCGGTATCCAGGATTTTCAGGTCCAGGATACACAAGAACTGGAGTTGTTAAAGCGTTTGGCATAGGTTCGTCAACACTTGGATCTCTAGGAGTATCGGCTGAATCAGCTGGAGTCTCTGCTTCAGCAGCTGCCTGTTCAAGTATTTCAGGGCCAGCAACTTCGGCAATCGCTTCAATAATGTCTTCGTCTTCAGCCTCAGACCAGTCAAGCATATTTTCTTGGTCTATAGCATCGCGGATCTTGTCAGCTGTCTCATCATCAACAGTACCGCCGGTCTGCTCAATAAGATCTTTAATCATTTGTGAATGCGCTTGAAGACGCGGTCTTTCAGAAGCTTGACGTTGTCCAGTGGTTGGAGGACCTACGCGAACAGGCGCTTCTTCTTCCTCGCTCATGTCATTTGATTCCTTCTTAAGATCAAGAAGAATTTGGTTGGTGTTGATGCCCTGGTATTGGATAGCATCACGAATTGCCTCGACTGGAACCTCGACCGTGATGTTGTCAAACGCTAGAAGAGCAGAACCTGAACCGTCGGTGATACCGGAAAGCATCTGCTCGATAAGATCGGCAACCTCGTAGTCTGTAGAAACGATTTCCGGGTTGTCCGTGTAACCGTTCTCGTCGACTTCCGGCTGCGATGGTATGTAAGCTTCTGGGTTTGGAATGTAGTAGTCAGGATTCTCAAAGTCAATTGGAATGTTTTCAATAAGAGCACCAGGGAGAGGATCCGGTGAAGGTGTCTGCTTTTCATTTGCAACCGGAGAATCACCAGGCTCTGATACTTCCTTTAGCTGACGAATTTCTTGAACAATATCATCTACAAGTTCAGCTTCTTCTTGTGAAGGAACTCCGCCTTGCGCTTCAATAAGTTTATTTAGGTTGTTGTTATTTCCGTTGGCTGAATCGTAGATGTTTGCAATGACGCGGTTAGGGTCTAGTCCAGCCTCGTAGAGAGCGATGTACAAAGCTTCGGCTGGCACAAACTCGGCACCAGCACTAAACTCTAGCTGACCCGCGCCCGAAGGTGTTCCTACGTTAACTGAAGAAATATCTACGTTGTCTGGAAGATCTGCTGGATCGACAATATCGTTATCATCGTCAACGTTAGCGCTAAGAATCTCATCTACTGCCGCATCACTTGAGTTGCCAAGTAGAGCTTGAGACATTCCACGCACAAGTTCTTGTGGCGTGTACCGTGTTGCTATAATCTTAGGAACGTCTGTGTAGTCTGATGACTTCTCATCAACTCGTCCTTCAGGCTCGTATTCTGCCGTGCGAAGTTGGAAAGCCCCGCTTGGTACGTCGAAGTTCTTAAACAACGCAGGAGCTTGTGGACTAGAAGGGCTAGGTGTCTTAGGCGGAGTTCCACCTGAGGGAGGAGTTGGTGGTTCATCTGGGCCGTCGCCGTCTTCGCTTCTTGGCGGTAATTTATCATCAGGAAATTTATTTTTTATGTAGTCTTCCATGTATTTAACTACTTCAATAGGGAAGATCTCACCAGGAACCTCGCTAGCATCATCGTACATACCGTCACTGGTAATATAGCTAACTGTTCCATCTTCATCTACTCGTATTCCATACTCGTACTCGTCTGGTTCTTTTCCAGGAACGGCAACGCTAACGTCCCAGGAGTAGAAGTTACTGTCAACTATTTTTTCTTTTTTACGAAAGGTAAATGTAGCTGGGTCGTACCCTTCTTGGTCAAAAACGAACTGCTCGTCCGGGCCGTTGCCTCTATTTTCTTTGTTTAATTGAGCTACAATTTTTTTGGCGTCTTCTACTGGATCCCCTGCAAATGGGCTTGGAGACGTAGGGCGCTCAAAAAAGACACTTCTGTTTCCGCCTTCTAGCCCTCTCCAAATTCCATTTCGCTCTAGCTCTGGAAGTTTTAGATTAGAGGTGTCGCCAGTTAGATAAAGACCAGCTATTTGTCCTTCTACAGCCACGCGAGCTCTTGTACGGATTTCGCCGCCTCGCATGCGTCCGCCAAGTTGACCAGGGCCAGTTCGTATCTCATAGCGAATATCAGTGCCTTCAATAACACCTTCTGTTGGAAGATTTACCGTATCAACACCTTCACTTTGCAGTACACTCTGCCTGTCCTGATCAATAAATCCGCCACGGTAGTACGGAAGTCCGTCTGGCTCAAATAAACCTGATAAGAACTCGCTGTTTACCTCCGCGCTAAAATCATTAACATTTTGTGATGAAACTAGATTATCCTTATCTAGCACGCCGGTATCTAAGATGTGATACGAGCCATCTGGAAATCTAAGTGTTAAAACCTGCCCGTCTCCACCTGTAAAAACTACCTCTGTATTCTCAGGGATAGCTCTAACGTTTACCTTTAGCCTTCCAAGCTCTGCTGCTACAAACTTATTCCCTCTTGCACCATCAAAGACGGCGGCGTAGCGCTCTTGACCAGTTTTATCTTCGTCAAGCGCAATCTTCTTAACTGCATCGTAGTTAAACGCCTTATTGCCACCCGCAGGCTGGCCTGTCTCTGAGGTCTTATCAAGTGTGCGTCCGTACTCTGCCTCTAGGCGGCGAACTTCTAGACGAGGAATTCCAAGATCCTTGGCAACCTTGTCAAGCGATTCTCCCGTTGCGATACGACGTTCGTAGATCTCCTTGCCGGAGACCCCAGTCTTATCTATTCCGTCACCAAGATTTTCATCAAGATTTAATCCGTAGGCTTCTCCAAAAGCGTTCTTAGCTTTAGTTGGAATATCAAACGTTACTCTCTGAGTTGGTCCATCTTTGCTAGTGCCTACTACCTTTACGCCGAGCTTATCAAGACCTTTACCTTCTAACCATTTTTGAAGAGATTCTTCTTCACTCATCTCGGTAGGATCTTCATCTTCTAGTCCAGGAATGTCTTCAAACATATCACTTGAACCTAGAGTTTCAAAGTCAACTGTGTATCTTTCAGTAGCATCAGTGTCTGCCTTATCAATTCCATCACCTAAGTTTTCATCAAGGTCTAGACCGTATGCTTTTCCAAACGCGTCCTTAGCGCTTGTTGGAATCTCAAATTCAACACGAGGTGTTGAACCATCTTTTTCAAACCTAACGGCCTTAACTCCAAGTTTATCTAGTCCTTTTGCCTCAAGCCACTTGGCTATAGACTCTTCATCCGTCATCTCGGTTGGGTCTAAGCCTTCAAGTTCCGGCGTTTCATCAAACATATCGCTTGAACCGAGAGTTTCCCAGTCAACGATGTAGTTTTCAACTTTAGACTTATCAGCTTTTACATCTGCACCGTCGTACGAGATAGGCTCAAGTTGAGCTTGAATTCTTCTTCCTTCAGCGTTAACTCTTTCAGGAATACTTGAGTCGAGAGCTTCCCATGAATCCCAGATACCTTCTGATAGAAGACGTCCATCCTCCATCATGCGTGCTGAAATAACGTAAGGCTTATCAGGACGACCTGGAACCTCTGCCGCAACCTTCTCGTACACGAGAGTTGGAGGAGACTCGTTTTGTAATATTTGATCGTTTCCAAGACGACGTTGTTGACGTGCCTCGGCTACACCTGGTCGAATAACAGCATCCCAGCCGGCAGGAAGTGGATTTCCACGCTCGTCGTTTCCGGAGTCGGCTATCTTTTCTAGTTCGTCAAGACGTGCGTTACTTTCGCGTCGTTCCTGCTCGCGCTCTGGAGATACGATACGCGCGACGACATCACCCTTGATCTTGTCGTAAGCCTCGTTGTCGCCGTTTGCGAGATCATTGATGTCCGCCCAGTTGGCAGCCTCGCCGACCTTGTCGCCAAGCGAGCCGTCTTCATTTTGACGGAAGAGAGTATACTCGCCGTCACCAAACTTAACAGTGTAGTTATCGTCGGACGTAAACGTACCATCTGCGTTCTTCTTCCAACCTGTAGGTGCGTCCTGACGTGAATTTTTAACAGACTCTAGGCTAGGGAGAAGCGCCTCGTTGCGTAGAGCTTTCTTTTTAATTCCGGCCTTTGCGAGAGCGGACTCTGGAATGCGTGCTGAGAATATCTCTACGTTTTGTGCAGGAACAGAGTAGATTCCGTCCGCGAGGTTCTTATCTCCTGTTACCTGGAAAAGACCATTTTGCCCGTCAGGTGAAACACCGACGTAGATTCCTGAAGCAAGTGCTGATGACCCGTTAGGCATGGAGTACTTAAAGTTTCCACCGCGTCCCATCTCAACCCAGCGTCCCTTCTTATCACGCCACTGTAGAGCAACGCGTGCACGACGCGCGGCAGACGAGTTACCGCTGCCAAACGCCGCGGTAATCGGGAAGTGCTCGATCTTTACGTAGCTAGGAACAAGTCCCGCTGTTAACGAGCGAAGACGCATGAACGCGTGCTCGCGCTCTACGGAGTCAGGAACGGCGGAGTACGCGGTTGCCACAAGCGCGCGAGCACTGGCATCAACCTTAGGGTCGGCTGATAGCCAACGTGCGTATGCTAAACGAAGTTCTTCAGTTCCGAGAGAGGCATTTAAGGGTGATAGAGGGTGGCCTGCTGCAAGAAGGTCCGTGTTGCGGGCGGACAGGTCGTTGTGACGAATAGTCGAGCTAGATAGCGAGATAAACCGTGAAACTTCACGGAGTACTCCGTGGGTAAGTGACTCTTCACCTAGAGATGAAAGTTCGTGCTTAGCACGGTCCATAACTATAAGCGCGCTGCGCGGTGTAACCTTTCGACCGTCAGGAAGTGATTGGTTTATCTCATAGACGAGAGCAAGAACCTGTTCACGCAGAGTAAGAACAGGTACGTAGTTACCGTCGTTCTTTTTCTTCGCCGCCTTGCGCTTTAGTTCGCGCTGGATCTTTTCGTTAAGTGGAGATTCCATTTATACTGTTCCTGCCTTACGCTTCTTTGGAAGTAGGTCGGCGTCTCTTGATTCATAAAGTTTTGTCGCGAGAGAATACGCACGCTCGAAAGGAATGTCTCCGTCTCGGACAGCGCGTAACCATGCACCGCGAAGTGCAGGGATTGCGTCGTATCCGAGAGATGAGTACTCCGCCATCGAGAAGATAGCGTGTTCAGGTGAACCGTACTCTCCTGCACTCTTCAGCGCAACCTCGAGAAGTTCGTGTTGAAGAACTGAAGCCTCGGCCTTTGATGACTTAGGGTGTGCCTTAGGCAAAAGATCATTGTCCTGCTTGTAGTTAGGGTTGGCTGGACGACCGGACTTTAGTAATTTAAGGAACGCGTTAACGCGAGCCATCGCCCAACCGTCACGGGTCATTCCTGGTCTATGGCTTGATGAGAACGCGCCTGCACCTCTACGGTAGACTGCCTTCAACATCGGAAGAGTTGCCTTGCGTCCGGCTGCCGCATCCTTGTTGTGATCTTCAACCTTATTGCGAAGAGATTTTTCTACCTTGTCGGAGAAAACAATCTTCTTGCTTCCTGCAGCGGAGCCAGGCGCATTCTTGTCGGATCCTTTAATTCTGTCCTTCTTAGGAGCTGGTTTAGATCCGGCGGCAGTGATCTGGCTGTCTTCAACCTTAACAACTCCGTCAGGGATAACCGCGAAGCGACACTTGCCGTCATCCTCGATAGGCTGTGCGATAATCTTGCAGACTCCAGGTGATTCATAGAGAACACAGTTGATGCACTTAACACCGATCTCCTTGTACTCGTTTTCATCCGCCGGAGTGTAACCTGCCCAGATACCTGTGCGGTCCTCGTTAAACTTTCCGTGCTTCTCGGCGATCTCTAAAAGTGCCTTGGCAAGATCCTGCTCCTCGGCAACGATAATTCCTGCCGCGATAAGTGCCTCGTTCTGCTCTTCTTGAAACTCACCGGACATCCTGTCCTCTACGTTAACGTCCAACACTAGATGACAGTAGGCACATGCACAGTCCTCCATGCAGAGACAGTAGCCGCCTTCGCACGCAGGGCATACACAACCGGCAGGTCCACAAAGAGGGCAACCGCTGTCGTCATCCATAAGCTGCTCAACCATAGGCGCGTTGTCATAAGGTGAATCTTTATATGTATCTTCCACGGCTACGTCCTGCGCGTCGAGGTAGACAACTACCGCGTCGGCTAGGGCGCTTGCTAGGGCGTTTACGAGATCTGCCTTATTGGCCTTTGGTTGCTCCATTTTAGTTAGATGCCTTCCCGTAAAGCTGCTGGTAGTTCTTCTGCAGGTTCCTGCGTGACAGGAGCTGCCGCGTTTTCTAGTATCTGTTGAATTTCAGGTGGAACAGGTGCGACGGAGTCAGCCTGCTGTGCGGCGGTAGCTGCCTTTGTAACCTCGGGAGCAATCGCGGCAAGCATTGCCTGCGTCATCTCCGGAGAGAGCGTGCCCTTCTCCATAAGCATGCGTATCGCAACTTCCTTCGCCTCGGGAGCGTCCGCCGAGGAGAACCCGTGTGCACGGCGCCATGTTTCAAATGAAACTGCCATGCGGTCAAATCCGGAGTCCGCATCCATCGCGCGGTCGTTGCGTGTTGCAACCTGTGATGGGTCATACCAGATAACGAGGCGCTTAACTTCCTCCTCGGTAAATCCTGACGCGATAAGCGCCGGACGGAAATACACAACCGTAAGCGCGTCGGCGATAAGAAGCATCAACGGCTCGATGTGAGCCTTGTAGAGGGCTTCGTCGATCTGGAGTGCGTTCGAATACTTAACGTTTGCCAAACCTGTGACGATGTCCTTAGGAACGTCAAGTCCCTGGAGGATACGCTCTAGAACTCTATCACTGCGCTCGGCAAGTGCAGGGTCAAAAGAACGTTCAAACTTAAACTGCTTAATTTTGTCGCCAAGTTCCGCAGGTCCGCGGATGATAAGTGGAACGACCGCGCTAGCGGAGTCCTCGTCACGAATCGGAGTTGTCATCGCGTCGATGAGCTGATCCTCAAACTCGTCCGCTGCCTCCTCGGCAGTCATGCCTGGATTCAGATCGTTCTCGTCATCATATGGATAATCAGGATCTGGTGAAGCGGCAACAGAAAGTCCGTCCGGCAGGTAGAGAGCGCCCGCGTTTAGACGCGAGCGCGCTGTCGCACGAAACGTTCTGTTGAGGAGAAGAAGCTCAGAGCAGAGGTCAAGTAGACCGCGCAACGATGAATCGGATTCCTCGGAGTAGCGTGGGTGAGCTCTCCAGATGCGTCCGACGAACGCGGACTTAGGAAGACTAATCGCGGATGAAGGACCACGTGATCCGGAGCTAAGAACGTCACGGCGTGGAACGATAATGTAGTTGTTGCGGGCGTCAAGTTGCAGCTCGTCGGTCGAGCGGATGTCCCATGACTCCGCAAGTCCTGTGCCCTTGCGCTCCGGGAACTGGACGAGATAGCACTCACCGGATACGGATAAGTTTAACGCGGCGTCGCGTAAAAGCCCAGCTTGTCCGCCGTAAGCGGAGTCTAGGCGCGCAATTACGCGCTCGGCTGCCTCGGCAAGACGTGGATCTACTAGGTCACTGTTGCGAGCAGGTACCGGATTTTCCGCGGGGTTATCAACCGCAGCCGCGTAGAGACGAATTCGTGAGACGACGGATGCAACGAGGTTAAAGGCATATTTAATTTCACCGATACCGTCGTAGTATTCCCAGGCCTCTGACTGCCAGTCGGATGAACCACCGGTGCGGCGTTGCTTGAAGCGCTCAACCTCGCCCTTATCGTTCAGCGGGATAAGAGCCGCGGCGGCTGTCATAGGTCGCGGTGAAGAATACGGAAGTGATGACGCGTATGTAGCGTCGTTAAGAACCTGTGGGTTTACCTGGATCGTAGCTGGAGCGTTGCCTGCACGGCGTTGACGAGGACGGCGACCTTGCGGCGCACGCTTAGGTGTTTCGCCCTTTGAAAAAATAGGCACGCTAGTTTACTCCTCGTCGTTGGTTAACGGAACGCAGGGTCATTACTGATCCAAACGCGCAGTTATGAGTCCAGCCAGAGCTGATAGGGCGAATATACACCCAACTAGTAGGGTGATACTTGGAAATAGAGCGTATGAAAACACAACCGGGAGCGCAACCCATAGAGAGACGCACCACGAACAGGTAATGAAATAACCGACGTAGGAATCCTCAGGTGCCTTGTGGGACCACACCCACTCGCGCAACGGTGAGAATACCTCGTCAAAAACTATCGCGCGCGTAACACGGTAGACAAACAGGGTAAGGATGGTGAAGTTGAGAAGTGACATGTACTGAAGTTGAAATAGGTCTAGCTTCATTCTGTGGGGTCCTTAATCGAGTCCATGGTCCGATACGGGCTCCAGGATCGAAGTCTGCTGCCGCAGTTACAACCTTGGACGTATCGGAAGGCGATAATTTTCCCGGACTCGGTTAGAGCCTGGGAGTCAAGCTTTCGGTCTCCTGACCAGTTAAAGTTGGAGAGCCGCTCAGAAAATATAAGTCTTGGTCCGGTGTGGTGATCAGCCGCAACCATGAGTATCTTCGTACCGTCGTCTTTTTCCATGACAACAACGCGAACGCGCTCGAAATACATGTTGCCGTTTGGCACGTCCACACGGTTTGTCGTTACAGTTGTGAAGTCCTCTACGATCCTTGGCGCAACCGCAACTATTGTCGCCGGGAAGAAATCATGAACTACCTTCATTGAAGTGCCCTATCTACTCGACGTTTCATCGCGCGATAGGTAACTCCTGAGGCACGGGCTAGTTCCGATACGGTAACACCCTTGTTGTAAAGATGTCCTGCTATACTTGTTAGTTCCTGATTCGCGGTGAAAGAAGCGGACGTGCTGCTGGTGCGTGCGCGGTAGCGTCGTGCCAGCGGTGACAGTCTTGCAATACGCAACTGCTCGTCGTGAGGTATCCCAGGAGACGGAAGGCGCCTTCTTCTTGAGACTATCTTCTTCTCAGGTGGAACAGGGGTCGCGGTGATGAACTCGAACTGGGACGTTTCCTTGATAACCCAACTTCGAATAGTGCTTCTCCTTCGCGGCGGAGAAAACGCATTTCCGATGGACTGTAGGGTCCAGCCCGCGTCGGACAGGTTACGTACACGACACCACAGTTGCTCCTTGGAGAGGGTGGCAAGAAACTCCTGCTCGCTCCTAGGAAGATCGGGTGTATGCGCCATGGCATAAATGTATCATCTTTCGTCGAAGACGTGTACAACTTTGCGTCTATAAGATGATGTACAAAATCAGCAGAAGCAGTACCTTTTGGTTAAAATGGCTTGGACGTGAGAAAGGGTTACGTATGGAAAGA